CAACACTGTTTACATTTGCAATTGAACCACCAACATTATTTACGTTAGTGATTGCGCCTGCTACTGTCGTAATGTTTGCATTGTTTGTAGCTGCTGTCGTAACGTTAGCTGAAATTCCTGCTACAGTTGTTATGTTTGCTGAAATAGGTGCTAAAGTTGTAATGTTTGCATTGGCATTTGCAACTGTTGTAATATTTGTATTGTTTGCAGCTACAGTGTTTATATTTGTATTATTTCCTGCAACCGTATTTACATTAGCAATATCTGTTGCCACTGTATTAATGTTTGTTGCGTTAGAAGCCAACGTTCCTAAATTTGTAATTCCTGCTAAAGTAGTGATGTTTGAATTATTGTTTGCGACTGTAGTTACATTTGCTGAAATTCCTGCTACTGTATTAACATTTGCTATGTTAGTTCCAACAGTATTTACGTTAGCAATACTGTTTGAAACTGTGTCTATTTCTGAAGTTGTTTCTTGTAAGTCTAACGCAGCAGTTTCTATTTCTGAAACTGTTTCGTTTAAATCATTTGCTACTACAATTACTTTAGCAATATCTGAAGCCACTGTATTAACATTAGCTATGTTAGTTGCTACGGTATTAATGTTTGCAGAATTAGTTGCTACTGAAGTAACATTAGCAGAAATTCCTGCAACAGTAGTAACGTTTCCAGATATACCTGCTACTGTAGTTATGTTTGGTAAGTTGGTTGAAATAAATTGTTTGTTAACGCCATCAGTATTGTCTACTGGGTCTGCAACATTAGTAAGTCTTTTACTTTGTACATCCCATTGAAAATTTGCTGCGTTTAGTTTGATTACATCGCCTGCGTCATCAATAGCTTCTTGTGACATAAAGAAAGCTTGATTTGAGTCAGTATCTAAATCGTTTTCAGTTAGAACTGAACCTGCCGCATAATCAACTAATCTTGAAGTTTGACTTGTAGTTCTTCGTATTTCGATAGCACTTGAATTAGCCGGTGGTGAAGAAAATGTTATTTGAGTTCCTGCTGAGTTATAAGTGAAAGCAGTTGTAGCTACACCATTGATTGTTACAGTAATGTCAGCCTGGTCACGATATGAGAAACTTACTGCATATTGTGTGGTTGAACCATTTCCTGTGTATCTTACAAATGAATTTGCCATTTATACACTCCTTTTCTTCTTCTAATATGGGTACTTATTGTTATTGTTGACGGTCTTTAGGAAGTTCACTAGTTATTGCTCTCAAAAATTGTTGTAATCCTACTAAGTTATAGAAAGGTAATATTCCTATAGCTTTATTTCCGTCTGCTTGAGAGAATGTTCTTTCTGGATTAAACGTAGATTGTGATACAGCTTTTAAACTAGGTATCAACTTTTGAAATATTAAAGAATAAGTTGGGTTACCAGTTATAATGTTTGTATCAAGTCCACTAGTTCTATATCCAAAGATAGGGTTATCAGTATAAGCAGAGCCTATAATGTTAGCGCCTATTGGTAACAAGGAAGCAAACGCAGCTCTTTGAAAACCTGCTTTAGCTATTGTTGCCGGATTTAATCTGTTTTTATAAAATTCTTTTTGGTTTGGATGTACTAAACCTGCTAGAGAAGTTTGTGCTGAGAACATTAAAGAACCCCATAACATTGAGTTCATAAATTGGTCAAACACAATAGCGTCTCTCATCTTTAAACCATACAAAAATTGTTTAGCCCAAGATGTAAACATAAAACTTCTAAACTGATATGCTATTTGACCTAAGTGTCCGTCTGCATTCATTCCGTATTCTTTTAAAAATCCAAAGTATGCTTTCTCACCTATATCAGCTTGTTGAATTGTTCTATGTGCAAGTCTTCTCATAGCCATAATGTAAACTGCTCTAGTTTCATTAGACCATTTGTCAAAATTAGTTTTAGTTATTTTAGTTCCAAGTTCACCTTTAGTCCAACTTGTGTGTGCTTTAAATTCATTTTGAATCTTTTTCATCATAGATGGACTTATTCCTAAATCATCTAATCTGTTTTGCATTTGAGCGTCAGACATTCTGTTTTTACCAAATCTTAATTTAGCAAAAGGATGTCTACCTTTACCTACAGCCCACTTACCAAATATTTGTGTAAACTCAGAAACAGTTACTATCTGCATGGCAGAGGTACTCATAAATTGTCCAGAGTATGTGTTAGTAAATCTGTTCATTTGGTCTAGTTTGTTTTCTGCTGTAGTAATAACATCATCAGACATACTACTTCCAAAATCATCTAGTCGGTTTGTAACTTGTTGAATAATAGAGTGGTTACCTATACCACCCATTGTGTAATCTATTTCTCTAATAAATTCATCTACACGCTCACCGTTTTCTAAACGTTTCATCATACGTCTTAATTCAGGAACATTTTTTAATGTAGCATTCCAACCAATTAAACCAGTAACGTTTCCCATCTCTGACATATTGGCAAAACCAACTTGGTTCATCACCCTTGAGTAATTTAATTTACGAATAAATCTTCCTATTGTTGGTGCTAGTCCAGTTGGATTTTCTGCAAGTGGTCTGCCTTTAATATAAGCATAAGCCATATCCATAGCTTGTATTTCATTTTTTGCCTGCCACACTGCTCTTTTAGTAGCACTAGCTTTAGGATTTGCGTCATAGCTTTCTACAATTTCTTGTCTAATTCTTTGAAAGTCACCTCTAGATTTAATTCCTTTATACGCTAAAGCCATGTCACCCATTGCACTGTGTGTGTAATTCATAAACAATGCTTCAGCATTATTTTCTAATAAATCTGAAAAGTTTGTTCTTCCGTCTGTATATCCTTCATTAAATCTAATTCTTCTTTTTAAATATGATGAACCAGAAACTTGCTCTCCTGGTTTAACTTTAAACATTCTATTTATTAAAGCATCAATTTCTTCATCAACCATATTTGTATGCTCTTGCATCATTCTTCTAAATGTTTCACGTTTTTGCATACTAGTTACAATGTGGTCTAAATTAACTCCACCTTTAGAAAAGTTTGACCTATTGACTACAGTTATTAAATTTTCTGCAATAGTCATTTTTTGAGCTGCTGTTAAAGGTTTTTGTTTTACACCTTTAAGCATTGTGTCTTCCATTGCATTAACTAAAAATACTTTAAGATATTGTGAACCTTTTGTAGGGTCATCTAATATTTTTTGATATTTGATTGGATTGTGAACTCTTGTTAAATAATTAAAATTATCTACAATATTTTCAGCACCTTCTACTCCAGTAATTTTAAGCATTTGTAATTGCTCATTTAACAATTGACTTTGTACTTTAGCCATTTGTTGTATTAATTTTTGTGCTTCACCAGTAGTATAGCCTAATTCACTTAATGCAATTTGCTCACCACGAATTGCTCTACCTACTAAATCATTAAATTCTTTTCTTACTAAATTGTTATTAGGACTATTCCATTTGTATCTTCCTAATTTTTTTTGTTCCATTAACCATTTTTTTAAAAAGTTTGTATGAGGTACGTGATATAAAACCATCATTCTATCTACGTTCATATCCTTAACTTCAGATATAGTTACTGGTCTCGTATAATTTGTATTTCCTTTTTTTGGCGTTGAGTCTCTAACTAAAAGACTTCCAAATTTTCTCATTTTGTCACTAAGTGTCGAAGACATTGCAGCAGAAAAATCAAATCTAAATGCTCTAGCCCAAGTCTCTGGTGTCAAATCAGCGTCACGAAGAATATTAAACTCTGCCATTCTACCTCTAACATACTCATTAGCTGTAGCTTTACTGTCAAAAGTACCTTCTGGTTTTGCTTCATTCCAATTACATATTTTTTTTGCCATTATTTACATTTCCTCACTTCAACTGTTCCGTCTTTATTAACTTGCATAATTAATTCATCTGGTTTTCCAGATTGATTTTCTATCATTCTAACTTCAAACCTACCGTCTGGTCTTTTAGTTGTGTGTAACGCTAAGTCGTAATTAGGGTCATACCAATCAAAAGTTCTTTCACCATTTGGTTTAACAGGGTTAGGATTATTAGGACCAGGAACTAAATTACTATTGTTTCCTGTTGGTGGTTCAAAACCTCCATCATCTCTAATTAATTTAGTATCACTTTCGTCCATAGTGTCTTTAAATTTTTTTGTAAAATCATTACTTTTAATTCTTGGTCTTCTTATTCCAAACAAGCCACCAAGAAATGCACCAGTCATTACACCGTGCATAACATTATCAATATCTAAATCTGGTCTTTGTGAAGCAAGATAAGTTTCTATTGCACCAATAGATACTGCACCTGCACCTGCTTTTCTTAAAATTCTATATGCTCTTGCACTTTTTTGTAAAGCAACAATTGGCGCTAACAATCCATCTGTAGCAACAATTGCTGTCCACGCAGCGGGGTCAGTAAACGCAGCCAACAATCTTAACATAGTTCCTTTACCAACACCTTGAGAATTTATTTTATCTTCAAGTGTCATATGTTTTAATAATTGTTCTCTTATTTGTTGAGCGTGTGCTAAACTATGTGCGTGTGCAAATTCTTCCATATAGTCTTGTGGTAAATCAACCATTAACTCATCTATTAATTCTGATGTTAAAACAAAATTAGGGTCAGGCGCTAAATCTTCTCTACTAAATTGTTTGTACAAATTAGTAGCAATCATTTCATCTTCGTATGCGCTTTTTGTTGCGTCACCTAAAGTGTATTTCTTTTTTAAATCTTGTTGTCTTTTGTAAGTTACATTTGCTATTTGGTCTAAGTCTTCCTTATCATAAGGAGTAGCATAATCTAAATTCCACAATTGTGGTGGTTCTATATTATTTATAAAATCTTTTGCTGAGTCAGTTTCAAACTTTTGACCCATTGCTTCAGTTTCTTTATCAATCTCTTTATAACCTTCAATCAATTCTGGAATTTGAGCTGCTTGTTCTTCAGCTTGTGTATTGTATTCTCTTACACCTTCAACAAAATTTCCAACTGTGTCTACAGCGTTGTTAACAAATTCTCCTATAGGTGTTCCTTCTGTATTAAGAACTTCTTTTTCTATATCTTTGTATTCTGGAATTTCTAAAACATTGTTAAGTGCGTTTTGAGCTTCTGTACTTAATAAAGAATCTTTATCTCCTAAGAAAAATTTGTCAGTTTTTTTTAGCGACTGACTGTGTACACCACCACTTGTGTTTATAACAAAAGGGTCACCGTTGTCATAAGAATATGTAACAGCAGTTTTCTTGCCGTCTACTAATGAATTTCCAACATCATAATTTGTAATTTGACTAAATCCTAATTCTTTTGCAGCTAAATTATAGTTTCTAATTCTTCTATTAATTAAACCATTCATAACTGCATTTGTTCCTGTTTCTGGGTCGTTAGCAGAAATAATATCTAAAGTATTTTTTAATGCTGACTCATAGTTTCCATTTATTAAATCACTTTTAAAACCATTAAATAATTTTCCAGAATTATAATATTGGTCTGAAGCAATAATTTTCATTGAATTAGGTAAACTGTTCCAAGTTTCTTCTCCTATATCAGATTTCATTTTTTCAATATTATAAAGAACAATTTGTTTAGCTAAATCTTTGTCTGAAATTTCATCGGCATTTAATTGACTAAAACCTAAAAACTTTTTAAGCCCATCACTTATGTGTGTAATTCCGTAACCTCTTGTAGAAACTCCACCTTCCAAAGCAACTGCTCTTCCTTCAGTTCCTTCATCATGTGCTAACATTTCTAAAAATTGGTTTACCCATTCTTCGTTCATTTATTTACCTTCTTTTGTGTGTTTAATAATAATTTCTTTTGATTGTTTGCGTTCTCTATTATAATTTTCATTTTCTTATCGTTAATCATCATTTCTTCAACAGAGCCATCCATAAAGTCTCCTGTAGAAACAATTACAAAATTTCCATCTGGTGTAAGAACTGGTAACTGAGAATTTTTATCTGTTAAAACTAACAATCCACTTTTAAAAGGACGTACTACTAAATCATCTGCATAGTATTTTAAATCACCTTTTCTATCTGCAACTAAAGGTATGTCACCTTCATTAAACCATCCTTCAAGTTTGCCTTCTTCTTTATATTTTTCCATCCAAACAGTTTCAAATTTCTTAGCAATTGCTCTACTCTTTTCAGTTAATTTAGTTGGGTCTGCGGCAGGAAAAGATGAGTTATTAATTAAAACACCATCAACTAAAGTATGTCTTGTTGATACTTCTTCAATAGCAAATTTAATTGCGTCTTCTTTTCTCATTCCTGCTTTCATCATAGTGACAGCAGTCATTGTTGCTCTTTGTGAAACTAAAGACATATCAACATCATCCCAATCAAATGTAGGATAATCTCTTGTTATAGCTTTAACCCAATTTGGTAAATCTTCTTTGTTAACTCCAACAACTCCACCTATCCATGGAATACCTTCGTCAAACCATTTATCAAATTTTCCTTGAACTTCTTCATACACATCATCTTTGTTTACATTTGTATTTGCATATTTAGAGGTAGGATTAGTTATAGCTTCATAAGCTTTCATAATCGCTCTCTCTTGTCCCATGTTAGTATTTCTCATAAGATTGTTTACAGTCTCATAAAATGTTGCTGCGTTAGTGCCTAAATATTTTGTAGGTACTGTGTTGCCGTAAACTGTTCTTAATTGTTGGTATCTTTCAAAACCTCTTTTAAATATATCAATTCCATCAGGGTCAATAGTATCTTCATTGCCTGCTACTTTAATTACATTAATAGAATCAAATCCCATTTGCATTTCATTTTTCCAAGTAGGATGTTGTATTCCATTAGCGCCTAACATTTTTTCTGTTAATTGAAACATTGTAAATGGTGCTAAGTCTTTAGGTATTTCACCATCTGCAATCATTTTATTAACGTGAGGTATTAATATTGTTTGTTCCCATGCTACTACAGAGTCATTTATATCATCATCAGATAAACCAATTTTAGTAGTCCCACTTGAGTCTGTATAAGCAGTTTCATCTTTTAAATAAGCTTTACCTTTAGAAATTAAATCTATACCAATTGCTAGTTTACTTGATGTTGCTACTTTACCTTTAATAGCGTCAATAATTTTTGTAGCTTGTTCTTGTGTTTTAGGTGTTCTTAAATAAGAAGGTAAATCTTTTTTACTACCTCTGTTCATTGTAAGATAAGTAACAATGTCAGATAACATTTGAGGGTCAGTAATTAAACCAGTGTCTTGTAAATCAACTACTTGTTCAAAATAATCTAATACTTGTTTATTCCAATCATCTTTATTTATAAATTTTTCATTAACAACTTTATCAGTTCTTAATTTTTCTAAATCTTCTACTCTTGTAGAATTATGAAATATCTTTTCTGTTGTATAATCTGGAGTTCCTGCGTCTACTTCTCTTTCTTCTACAAAACCTGCGCCTTGTTCCCAAGCTTTAGCAATGATTTGAAAAGATGCTGCGTTAGTTGCTCTGTTAAGTTGTAAACCTTTTGCTATAGATACTTTTTGTTCTAACTCTAATCTCATTTGGTTCATAGAGTCTGTGTATGCTCTAGTGTAAGATTTATCTTGTGTGCTTAAATCTCTTATAGGATTGCCAGTAGGATTGTCATTTTCATCAACTGATTGAAATAAGCTATCTATATTTAGATTAGCCATAGCGTCACCTTTTTCATCACCACCAGTTATATTGGCAACTTTCATATTAATATTATTAAAATCTTCAATAGCGTGTGATAAACCAAAGTTAGAATTTACAATAGCTTGAGTGTAGTAACCTTTTAAGTTAGCAACTCTAGGGTCACCCTTATCAATTAACTTTTTAATTTCATCTGGGTCTGTAATACCTTGTGCTTTTAAATTATCGAAAACATCTTGTGCTTCGTTCTGTTGTTCTGTTTTATAATTTTCAGTAAACTTAGCAAAAGATTTATTAAAGTTTTTTAGCGAATTTGAAATTTGATTTAGTTCACTATCTTTAGCTTCTCTAGGTCTACCTGTTGAAGTTCTTTGATAATATACTGGTTTGTATTGTGATTCGTATGCCACTATGCCCCCTTCTTATCGTTAAAGAATTTTCTATCATCATTGCCTGCATATTCTACAGCTCCACCAGCCACGTTAATTGCTAATGCCATATCACTTGGCATTACTGGTACTGGAAGATTGTTAATAGTATTTGCGTATGAAGCATAAGCTTCGTTTTCTTGTCTGTTAAACGACATCATGTCTTTAGTAAACGCCATGTTAACATCCATAAAGTCTTTGTCTGTGTCTGTTCCTACGTCTTTATAAATTGCTGTAGCGTTACCAACATTAAGTGCCAATTGTTTTGACATTTCTGCAATCTTTTCAATTTTAATTGCGTGTTTTTCTGCTGCCTTTTCTTTACCTGCATTAATTTTATTATTATCTATTTGTCCGTAGTCATCAAACAAAGCCGCACTCGCGGCATTTTTAGCATGAAAGTTTGAAACAGAAGTTCTATAGGCAGCTTCTTTTTTAGCGTTATGGTCGGCTATCGAACTGACCACGTTTAACGCAAAGCCTGCTTCTGCTGTACACATATTATTTTAACTCCTTCATTACTAATATAAAATTTAATTTTTCATGTCCGTAGGGTAACTTTTTCTTTGGTTCAAATCCTAAAAACTGTAACCATTTTAAAGTTTCCCAATTCCGTTCATCTACAAAATTGTAAAGATACTTATAACCTTTACCCATTTCGTTTACCCAATGAGGACATTCTTTTAAGAATTGTCTTACATGGTTTCTTAATTGGTCGCTTGATAACATCCAAGCTACACCATAATCTTTTTCGTATGCACATGGGGTTGACCCAAACATACCAATAACACCTTCTTCTTCTGTTCCTAAGATTGAGTAGTTTCTTGCGCCTTCATAAGTAAAGGGAAGAACTAATGCCTTTAATGGACTTAGGTTGTCCGAAGCTTTAATCTCACGTCTATCTGCTAAACGCATTTTTGGTGCTAAGTCGATACAATCATTAATGACTGCTTCTCTTACGCATTTTTCCATATTACATCCTTCTATTTCTTCTATGATAAAATCCTTCAATTTCTGCTGATATAAAGTGACAAGGTAAGTGTGAACTTGAAATTAACTTACAAACAAATCCTGTGTTTTTACTTTGTATTGGAATAGTAAATGTACCACTTGCAATGTTAGGAACACCAACTACTGATGAAGCTGAGTTAATAACATTTCCTGTCATTTCATAACTAGTTAAACTTCTACCGTCTGGTAAAACTGTTGCTTTAAAAAATCCACTGTCTTGAAAGTCAACATTTAAAGTTCTAATTTGGTATCTTCCAGAAGTTATTGCTACAGCTCCAGTAGCACCTTGTTCTCTTACATATGGTTTAGAAAACTCATATAAAGATTCAAAAACACTTCCAAAAATACAAGACGTATGATTACCTTGTACTACAACTGTAGTTCCACTTTGACTATCAATTGTTAAGTCAGCACCATTAGTTGCGTCTATAGCTATTAATGTTTGGTTATGTTCATACGGAATTGTAAATGTAGTTTTATTTGTTGTACTGTTGTAACTACCAGTTAATATTGCTGTTTGCATATCAACATTAATCGGAAAGTTTAAAGAATTAAAATTAGGATTTCTTAAATCTATTTTTAATAATTTTAAATTTCTGTTTTCATTTGCTAATATGTAA